GTCGATTTTTTATGCGTCCCCGCTCGAAATTGTGATATATAGCGAAAAATGACGAGCCATAACTACATTTACGAATATTATCAACAAATTAATGATGGGACTGTAAGGGTCGGCAAGTGGATAAGGCTGATTTATGAATACATCATGAAGGGCCTAGACGAAAAGCGTTTTTATTTCGACATTAAGAAGGCAAACAGTGCGATTGAATGGATTGAGGCGCACACCTTCCACGTAGAAGGCCCGCTTGCACCTGGGCCGTTTATTATGGAGGTCTGGGAGAAAGCGCTGATCAGTTGCGTTTTCGGAATTGTTGATGAAAAAGGCGTGAGGGTATTCCGTGAGGTCTTGCTTCTGATCGGGAGGAAGAACGGCAAGAGTATTCTTGCATCTGCCATTGCGAATTATGTATTTCGGCAGTGTGGCGGGGACGGAGCAAGGGGTTACAACGTCGCACCGAAACTTGAACAGGCGGACATCATCTACGGCAATGCATGGGCGATCACTCAACTAGACCCGGATCAAGTAAACCGTAAGCAGATTATTGAGGACAAGCGGAGCCAGACGCACAGTAAAGTCGAAGATGACCCGGAAATCATTAAGAAGCGAGCAAGCGATCTGTTCTATCCGGCGACAAATTCGACCATGAAGAAGATAGCGTTTTCTGCGAAGAAAGCGGATGGATTCAATCCAAGTCTGGCGATATGCGATGAAATAGCTGCATGGGAAGGCGACAGAGGGCTGAAGCAGTATGAGGTAATGAAATCCGGGCAGGGTGCAAGACCTGATGGACTTCTGCTATCGTGCACGACTTCCGGATATGTCAATGACGGGATATTCGACGAACTGGTGAAGAGGTCGACACGGTTTCTGATGGGTGACAGTAAGGAAAAACGCCTTCTGCCTTTCATGTACATGATTGACGATGTCGACAAGTGGAACGACATTAATGAATTGCGAAAGAGCAACCCGAATTTAGGTGTCAGCATCACGGTCGATTATCTTCTGGAAGAGATAGCAGTTGCAGAGGGAAGCCTGAGCAAGAAGGCGGAGTTTCTGTGTAAGTATTGCAATATTAAGCAGAACAGCTCGCTCGCTTGGCTCCCCGCGCAGGTGGTCGAGCGGGCGTGCGGCGAACGGTTGAATCTGGAAGACTTCCAAGGGTGTTACTGTGTCGGAGGTATCGATCTGTCGCAGACGCGCGACCTTACTGCATGTACCGCAGTCATTGAGCGAGGCGGGCAGTTGTATGTATTCGCTCATTTCTTCCTGCCGTCAGAGCGAATTGACGAAGCGACGCAGAGGGATGGAGTGCCGTACAACGCATACGTGCAAAGAGGCATTCTAACGTTATCTGGTGACAATTTCGTGGACTATCACGACTGTTACAGATGGTTTACTGATTTGGTTGAGAAGTACAAGATTCTGCCGTTGAAGGTTGGGTACGACAGATACTCAGCGCAGTATCTCGTACAGGATATGAACACATATGGTTTTCACATGGGCGATGTCTATCAGGGTGAAAATCTGTATGGAGTCATGATGGAAACGCAAGGACTTCTGGAAGACGGAAAGATTCATATCGGTGACAATGATTTGTTGAAAATGCACCTGCTCAACAGCGCCATAAAGATGTCCACAGAGCGCGGGCGCGGCAAGCTTATTAAGCTTTCGCCGTCCGTGCATATTGACGGCACAGCGGCGCTTCTGGATGCAATGACCGTCCGCCAGAAGTGGTGGAGCGAGGTCGGAACGCAATTGAGGAATTAGACATGGGATTATTTGATTTTCTGTTCGGCAAGAGGCCGAAACCCAGAGAGGGAACATACGGTGGCGACTTCAGATTGCTGACGGGATATTCGCCGAACTTTTCAAGATTTGGCGGCGGAGTGTATGAGTCGGAACTGATCCGCGCCACGATCGGCGCCAGGGCGACGCACATCAGCAAACTGAAAGTCACGACACAGGGTTCCGCAAAACGTTCTCTGCAAGTCAAGCTGGCACACGGGCCAAATCAGTTTCAAACATGGAGCCAATTCATGTACCGCCTGTCGACGATTCTGGATGTTCACAACACGGCGTTCATTGTTCCGATTTGGGATGAGCATGGCGAAGTGAGCGGCGTTTATGCCCCACTGCCTGACAGGGTAAAGCTTGTACAGTATAACAATGTGCCGTATCTCCAGTATGAATTTGCATGGGGCGACAAAGCAGCGGTTGAATTGGAATACTGCGGAATCATGAATAAGTACCAGTATCGCGACGATTTCTTCGGGGAATCGAACGGCGCATTGTTCCCTACGATGGATTTGATCCATATACAGGATCAAGGCATTAAGGAAGGTGTAAAGAGCGCGGCCACTTACCGATTTATGGCACAGCTCGCGAACTTCTCAAGTGCAAAAGACCTTGCGAAAGAGAGAAAGCGATTCACTGCGGAGAACTTTGCCAGAGATGCAGAGGGCGGTGGACTGCTTCTGTTTCCGAATACATACAAAGACATCAAGCAGATTGATGTGAAACCGTGGGTTGTGGACGCTGACCAGATGAAGGTCATCAAGGATAACGTCTATGAGTATTTTGGCGTGAACGAGGATGTGCTGACGAATAAAGCATACGGCGACGCATGGACGGCGTTCTATGAAGGCGCTATCGAGCCATTCGCGATCCAGTTCAGCGAAGTGATGACGAAGATGCTATTCACATTCCGGGAACAGTCACAAGGGAATAAGGTTATCGCCACCGCAAACAGGATCCAGTACATGTCGAACAGCGATAAACTGAATGTCAGTAACGGATGGGCTGATAGAGGCATGGCAACCGTAGACGAACTAAGGGAAATCTGGAATCTGCCGCCGCTCCCGGATGGCAAGGGGCAGGCAATCCCGATTCGTGGTGAATACTATGACCTGCGGAATGGAGAGAGGCTCCAGAGCATGACCACAACGGAGGAAGATACAAATGACGAAGGAAATCAGAGCGTTTAACTTTGAAGTCCGCGCCGAACAGAACGAAGAACACGGGCATTACCTAACCGGGCAGCCCATTGTATATAATGAGCGGACAAATTTAGATTGGTACGATGAAATCATCGATGACGGCGCACTTGCGGGAACAGACCTCCGTGATGTGCGCTTTTTGATTAACCACAATACCGACATGATCCCGCTTGCCAGGTCGAGGAATAATAACGCAAATTCGACCATGCAGCTGCAGGTTGTGCCGGGAGCGGGTATGACCATTCGCGTTGATCTCGACACGGAGAACAATGCAGATGCACGCGCACTGTATTCGGCAGTGGACAGAGGGGATATTTCCGGAATGTCCTTTATGTTCATCGTCGATTCAGATATGTGGGAGAACCTTGAAAGCGATCACCCAACAAGACACATTCGGAGCATTTCGAAAGTGTTCGAGGTGTCCGCCGTCACGTTCCCCGCTTATGAAGCGACATCGATTACCGCAAGAGGCCTGTCTGATGCACTGGAGAGTGCAAAGGCATCACTGGAGAGTGCGAAAGCCGAAAAGCGCGAAATCGAACGCAAGAAACAGAAACTCAGAATTCTTATGGAGGTATGAACATGGAATTCAAGAATATGACCGTCGATGAGCTTGAAGCAAGACGCGTCCAGATCGGTGAGGAAGTCGAGAAGGACGGAGCAGACCTTGACGCACTCGAAGCAGAAATCAAGGGTATCAAGGCAGAACTTGAGGCCCGTAAAGACGCCGCCGCAAGGAAGGCGGAAATCAGAGACGCAGTAGCAACCGGCGCGGGCAAAGTGATCGCAGAGGTCCCGCAGACACCTATTCCTACGGAGGAAAGAAAAATGTTTAAAGTCGATTCTATCGAATACAGAGACGCATGGACAAAGAAGATCATCGGCAGAGAGCTGAATGAGGAAGAGCGCGCAGCACTCGGCGCAGCGGGCGCAGTGATTCCCACAATGACCGTTAATGCGGTATGGGATAAGCTGACAGGCTCCGCAGACCTGCTTGGCAAGGTCGATGTTTCCCAGTTCCCTACTTATGTAAGATTCCCGAAGGCAACCACAAAGAACGCTGCTACCGGGCAGGCAGTCGGCGCGCCCATCACAGAGTCCAGTGATGTTATCGGTTATGTCGATCTTATTCCGAACGAGTACGTGAAACTGCTCACCGTCGGCGCAGATATCGACCATATGGCAGTATCTGCCGTACATGACTGGATCGTGAACAACCTCGTTGAGTCCATCCGTGCAGAGATCAATAAAGACATTGTAGTCGGTACCGGCACGAACGAACTTAAGGGCATCCTTACTTCTGTTTCCGCAGATGCTACAGCGATTCCCGCGACAGTTACAAAGAATTCCCTGCTCAAGATCATGGGCGCTCTTGGTTCCAATTATCAGGGCGGCGCGGTCTGGATCATGACCCCTGCTATGTTCTATGAGAACGTTATGACTCTGGCACAGCTGAACGACTACATCATCAACGACGGCTTCAACTTCAAGCTGTTCGGTCACGATGTTGTTCTCATGAGCGAGCTTCTGGTCTCCACAAAAGAGACTATCCTTTATGGAGATCCCAAGGCTTACAAGCTGAACGTATTTAAGGCTCTGGAAGTCAAGCCTTTCGAGACTGCGACCACAACAAACATCCAGTTCCGTGGCGCTACTATGGCAGACGGCGAACTGATCGACGCAGCGGCATTCGTAAGATTCGCTCAGGCGTAAGACATAACGGGGGATAACTATGGTTGACGAGGCTCTTATCTATTCCGCAAAAATGGCGGCGAGAATAACGACGGACTATTACGATGTAGAGGTCGAGCGTCTGCTTAATGCGGCGATGTTAGACATGGGCGTTGCAGGTGTGGTTATCCCGTCGGACATTGACAATCTTGTTCGACAGGCGGCCATCACCTATTTTCTCATGCACTTCGGTCAGCCGGATAATTATGAGCGGCTGAAGAGGTCATATGACGAGCAGAAGGCGCAGTTAAGCACAAAGACGGGGTACACGACATGGACAGAAGCGACATCATCGAACTGATCCCGACCACGAAGGCGGTAGATGCCAATGGGGTTGAACGGATGGTTGAAGGCGAAGCGCGGACGGTAATGTGTCGTGTCAAAGGTATCACACGGAATGAATTTTTCGAGGCAGGTCGAAACGGACTCAACCCAGAGTTCCAGTTCGACCTGTTTTTCGGTGATTACGACGGTGAAAAGATAGTGCGGTACAACGGGCAGAGATATGCAGTGTACCGCACATATTTCGGACGTACTGACACCGTCGAGTTGTACGTCGAGCGGAAAGGCGGCACAAATGGCGCGAAAGGTAGGAATTGAAGGACTACAGGCGGCGCTTGAGCAGATTCTGGAAGATTACGGCGACGAAATCGAACAGAAGAATGAAGAGGTCGTTCAGAAAGTAGGCAGACGCGGCGCAAAAGCCTTGCGGGAAAATTCCGCCGAAAAGCTGAACGGTAACAAGTACGCGCCCGGATGGTCGGTGGCCTTCGAGGGCGACCGAATCCATCAGACCGCCATAATTTATAACAAGCGTATGCCGGGACTCGCGCATCTGCTTGAGCACGGACATGCGAAGCGCAACGGCGGCAGAACGGACGGCATCGTTCATATTCAACCAGTCGAACAGGAAATCATAAAGCTATTCGAAGACACATTACGGAGGGATTTATGACACCTGGCGAAATCAAAACAATGATTGATGCGGTGGGGATTCCTTCCGCATATTACCAGTTTGCAGATGATACGGAACAAGCGACTCCGTTCATCTGCTATTTTTTTACATCCAGTAATGATCTGTCAGCTGACAACATCAACTACTGCCGCATCGAGCGGTTGAATATTGAGTTGTACACGGATGTTAAAGACTTTGCCCTTGAGGCAAGGCTTGAGCAGATTCTGACAGAGCATGAGATCTTTTTCGCGAAAGAGGAGACCTATATTGACTCCGAGCGAATGCACGAAACTATCTACACATCCGATGTTATTTTGGAGGTTTAACAATGCCTAATACGAACAAAGTAAAATTCGGCATCAAAAACGTACACTATGCAGTGGCGACCATCGCCGATGACGGCAGTGCGACATACGGAACACCCGTAGCGATGCCCGGTGCGGTGTCATTGTCCCTTGAGCCTCAGGGCGAGAATACACCGTTTTACGCGGACAACATCGTCTATTACATGGCAAATGCCAACAGTGGCTATTCCGGCGATCTGGAACTCGCACAGATTCCCGACTCCTTTAAAAAGGACGTTCTGGGATTTAAGGAGGCGGGAAACGGCATCCTTTACGAAGATGCCAACGCAGAGGCGGTACACTTTGCGTTGATGTTTGAGTTCAGCGGCGACAAGCACGCCCGCAGACACGTTATGTACAACTGCACCGCTACCCGTCCGACGGTCGGCAGTACGACCAACACTGAGACAAAAGAGCCTCAGACGGAAAGCACCACGATCACGGCGACATCCATCTATGTTCCCGCTATCGACACAGATGTCACGAAGGCATCCTGTAACGCGGGCGACTCCACATACGCTACATGGAACGAGGCGGTCGTTCAGCCTACGAAGCAGGTGTAAGGAGGCGGCATGAGAGGAACGATCAAAATCGGTGACAAGAATCTGGAGATGGTAGCGAACGGAGCGACTCCGTTTATCTACAAGCGGGTGTTCCGCCGGGACTTTCTCGCCACGACCCAGACGGATGACCTCAACGTCTATTCCGAACTGGCATATGTCATGACGATGCAGGCCGGCGGAAAGCCGATGAGTGAGTTGCTCAATACTTTGACGGTGGACGATTTTTACGAGTGGGTGGCGGACTTTGAGGCGATGGACTTGATCACGGCGGCGGGTGACATCTTCGCCCTGTATCAGGGTCAGGCACAACCGTCATCCACTTCAAAAAAAAAGAAGTAAAAACAGACCGTCCGTATAACACGGCGGTATATCTGTTGAGAGTTTGCGAGGCGGGAATTCCAATATCCTGCCTCGATTTTTTTGAAGTTGGAGAAATTTTGGACATCTTGATTGAGCATGGAAATGATGGAGAACATTACAACACCATCGCCAGTCAGGAGGATATGGACAGGTTCTGATAAATGCCTAATATTCGTGGAATTACAATCGAGATAAATGGCAACACTTCACCCTTGCAAAAGGCACTGAGTGATGTCAACAAGTCCATAAAAGATACACAACGTCAGCTGAGAGATGTCAACAAACTTCTCAAGCTCGACCCGAAAAACACCGAGCTGCTCAAGCAGAAACAAGACCTCTTGAACAAATCGGTCAAGGATGTCGAGGAAAAGCTGAAGAAAGAGAGAGAGGCACTCAAACAACTCAAGGACTCCGACCAGACACCGGAAGTCACTCAGAAAATGAACGAGTTGGAGCGTCAGATCGTAGCTGACGAACAGGCACTCAAAAAAGCCAAAAAGGAACTGAGTGATTTTGGCTCTGTTGGAAAACAACAGATCAAGGCGGTCAATGATGAGTGGGCAAAAGCGGGTAAGAAGGTCGAGGAAGTCGGCGGCAAGGTATCCAAAGTTGGTGAAGGCCTGACAAAGAACGTCACCGCTCCAATCGTCGGAGTAGGCGCCGCGGCACTGGCGGCATTTTCTGAAGTTGATGCGGGATACGATACGGTAATCCAGAAAACTGGCGCAACGGGGCAAGCGGCACAGGAGATGTATGACATCGTCGATCAGCTTGCCACGACCATGCCAACGGACTTTGCGACGGCGGGTGAGGCAGTCGGTGAGGTCAACACCAGATTCGGATTGACGGGCGACGCACTCGCTGATCTTTCCGAAAAATTCATCATGTTCGCCCAACTCAACGGGACGGACGTTACGTCGTCAGTCGACTCCGTCCAGAAGGCTTTGGAGGCATTCGGTCTTGGTGCGGAGGATGCGGGGTCGTATCTGGATGCACTCAACAAGGCGGCACAGGACAGCGGAATCGGAGTTGATACGCTGACATCCCTTACCATCGCCAATGCGGGCGCGTTGTCAGAGATGGGTCTGTCTCTTGAAGATTCGACAGCCCTGATGGCACAGCTTGAGAAATCTGGTGTGCCTGTTGAGTCAGTTATGGGAGGTTTGTCTAAAGCATTGAAGAATGCCACAGATGACGGAGTCCCGCTCAACGACGCACTGGCAGACCTGCAAGACACCATCGCCAACAGTGAGGATGATGCAGAAGGACTTGCGAAAGCCTACGAGTTATTTGGCAAACAGGGCGACAAGGTCTTCAAAGCGGTCAAAGACGGCGCGATTGATTTCGAAAATCTTGGGAACACTGCGACAGACTCCGCCGGGAATCTTGCGGACACGTTCAATGAGACTCTTGATCCTATCGACGAATGGCAGATGACTCTCAATCAGCTGAAGCTGACGGGGGCGGAGTTGG